AATTTCTACTGGAACTAAAACATTTAAGTTGAGTTCAAGTTCAACAAACGATCCAGGTCTTCCAGGAAGTTCGGACACTTCAGTTGCTGAAACAAATTTTAATTCTGATGGTACTCTTGAACAGTGGGAAAATACTGTTACGGCAACTACGAAAAATCTAACGACAAAAACAGTAACTAACTTAACAACAAATACAACACAATCAGTTACAACAATAAACACTCATACTAGAACAACTATCCAGAGATTCGTAGACCCTCTTGCACAATCTTTTGTTGTTGGTGGAAATATAGAGGCTCCAGATTCTTCTAGAGAAGGATTGGCAACTGATGATTCTAATGGTGCCTTTTTAACTGCCGTTGATTTATTCTTTGCCAAAAAAGATAGTGGAAATGCTACAGTAAAGGTTGAAATAAGAACTGTAGAACTGGGAACACCCACAAGGATTGTTATTGGAAATTCGGTTACATTAAGACCAAGTGAAGTAAATATTTCTTCAGATGCTTCAGTTGCAACTAAGGTTACTTTTGATGAACCAATTTACCTACCACCAGGAAGAGAGTATGCTGTCGTAATTATTTCAGAAAATAGTGATCAGTATGAGATGTGGACTGCAGTTATGGGTGAAAAAACTGTCAATACCAAAAATCTCCCAGATGTAAATGCCGTAACCTACTCAAAGCAATTTGCGATGGGAAGTCTGTTCAAATCTCAAAACGGATCTATATGGACAGCAAATCAATATCAGGACCTCAAATTTAAACTTTATAAAGCACAATTTATTGAAAATCAACCAGGAACTGCATTTTTCTATAATCCAACATTAGATGAAAGTAATGGATATGTTCAGAGATTAGGAAACAATCCGCTAACAACATTACCAAAAACACTTACTCTTGGAATTACTACAATAACCAATGCATCATTGATTTCTGATTTATCCAAAGGTAGAAAGGTTGCTGGATCACAACCTTATGTCTATGGATATGTAGTTGGAACAGGAAGTTCGGTAGCAACAGTAGGATTAACTACGGGAGGAAGTAATTATGTTACAGATTCTAATGTAAGCACTTATAATATTACTGGAAATGGTTCTGGACTTGTTTTAAGTATTACAGCAACTTCGGGAACAATTTCCGGAACCCCAATAATTGTAAATCCCGGAAATGGATATGCGGTAGGGGATGTTGTTGGTATTGTAACTTCTACAGTAGGCACCGGAACTTCCGTGCGTGGGCGTGATGCAAAAATTACAGTAACTGGAAACAATAATAGTATTGATACTTTATACCTTTCCGGAGTTCAGGGTAATACTTTTACAGTTGGTGCCGGACTAAGTTACTATAATAATTCCAATACAATAGTTTCTCTTGCAAGTACTACAATTAGAAATTCTGCACCTTCAACTGATCAATATTCTGGAAATTTCATAAGAGTAGAACATTTTGACCACGGAATGTATGGAAATACAAATAAACTTAGAATTTATAATACAGAATCTAGTACCGCACCAGTTGTAATTACTTCACCAATAACTTCAACGTCAACAACAATTGCTATCGGAGATACTTCAAACTTTGGAACTTTTGAAGGAGTTTCTGTAAGTGGATCTAATCCTGGATATGTAAAAATTGGAAATGAAATAATTAAATATCAGTCTATTGGTAGTGGATTCTTAGGTACTATTACTAGGGGTATTGATTCTACCATTCCAATTGATTATAATATCAATACTTTAATATACAAGTACGAACTGAATGGTGTTTCTTTAAGAAGAATTAATAAAACTCATGACATCGATGATTTAGATATCGGACTAGATGGATATTATCTCCAAATTGATAGAACCGCAAATGGAGAAAATAGAAGTACTGATGGATTTATCGGTGCAAATGCCGCAAATGCGCCACAACTGCAATTTACCTCAGAAGCAACTTTAGGAGGTTCTAAAGTTCTGGCTACAGAAAATATCCTTTACAGCTCTGTAGTACCAACATACGACATCATTACTCCAGGATCTTCCACATCGGTTTCGGCTGTGATTAGATCTGTTTCTGGAACAAGCGCAAGTGGAAGTGAGATTTCATTCTTAGATAATGGATTTGAACCAATTCAGTTGAATTCATTAAATACGTTAAAATCTATGAGACTTGTATGTTCTAAAGAAAATGAAACTGAATATCTTAATAATTTACCAAGAAATAAATCATTTACTACAGGAATAACTTTAAGTACAACAGATTCTAATTTATCACCCATAATATTCTTAGATACTGCATTTACTGAGTTTATTTCCAATCGTTTGAACAGTCCAGTTTCTGATTATGCATCTGATGGTAGATCTAATTCTATATTGGATGATCCACACGCAGTAGTGTATGTTTCAAGATCAGTAAATTTGGTGCAACCAGCAACTTCTCTTAAAGTTATTTTATCTGCATATCGTCATGAATCTGCCGATTTTAGAGTTTTGTATAGTCTGTTTAGGCCGGACTCTTCCGAAGTTGAACAATCATTTGAACTATTCCCCGGTTATGATAATCTTAAGTCTACGGCATCCGGACTTTCGGTAGTTGATTCTTCTCTCAATAATGGAAAACCCGATTCTTTTGTAAGTTCTAGTTTAGACAATCAATTTAAAGAATATGAATTTACTGCAGATAATCTTGGATTATTTAATGGATATGTAATCAAAATCGTAATGTCTGGAACTAATCAGGCATATCCACCAAGAATAAAAGAACTTAGGACGATTGCCGTAAGATGATTAGGGTGAAGGGGCATACAAATCTTTATAGAGATGAAAATAGTGGAGCTATTGTAAATTGCGATTCTACGGCATATAATCAATATCTTAATATAATTAATAATAAAGAATCTCAAAAAAAAGAATTAGATACGATTAAACAAGATATTAATGAAATTAAATCACTATTAAAGGAGTTATTAAATGGATCCAAATGAAATTAAATTGCAGTCAGTCAATAAGTTATTCGAATATGAAAAACACTGTAGAATTATTGATGAATTGAGTTCTGAACAATTGAAAAATTTCTCAAAACTTTACTGCAAATTATATTTAAAACAGCAAGAAACTTTAGCAACTATGAGTAAGATATAAATAAATTGTAGATCTAAAAAAGATAGATGGCAGCAGTATACGTAAATAATCTAGTCATCAATTCTGGTTCCCATTTTAGTCAGACTTTTACTTTAGAAGGATCTGATAGCAATTCTCCATTAAATTTGAACAATTATGAAGTTGATGCCCAGATGAGAAAGTGGTCTGGGAGTTCTTCGGCAATAAATTTTTCGACAAGTATAATCGCACCTTCTACCTCAGGGAAAATATCTATAGGATTAACATCTGGACAAACTGTAGATTTAAAATCGGGAAGATATATTTATGATATTTTAATTATCGATCCATATGGGATAAAAAATAGAGTTATTGAGGGAATGGTTCTTGTAAGAGAGGGAGCAACTAGGTAATGTCTGACATCAAAGTAAGAGTAGGACAACAAAATGCAGTTAAAGTTATATCTAGTATTTCTGGAGCTGCTGGCGGATCTGCCATTACTGCTATTACTGCCGAAAATGTTATTGGTGGAATTGCTTCCGTAACTTCTCTCCACGTTTCCGGTATCTCTACTTTCGTAGGTGTAAGTACCTTTAATAATGATGTATATATTAATGGCGATCTTTATGTTAGAGATGATTTATTATTTGATGAATTTACTGCTCGGAATGCAAATATTACCGGAATCCTTACAGTAGGTCAATCAATTTATTATCCGTTAGGACAACCTTATGGTGTTGCATATTTTGATCCTAATGACCGATTAGTTTCTACCGGAACTACTTCATCGGCAATATCAGAAACTAACTATATACTTACAACTGACAATTCAGGAATACCAACCTGGTCCAGTGTTATAGATGGAGGAACCTATTAGTGTCTAAACCAGCAAGTAGACAAGAACTCGTAGACTATTGCCTAAGACGCCTAGGTGCCCCTGTACTGGAGATTAACCTTGCCGACGACCAAATAGATGATTTAGTAGATGATGCCCTACAGTACTTCCAGGAGAGGCACTTTGATGGCGTAGAAAGAATGTATTTGAAATATCAATTTACTCAAGATGATATTAATAGAGGAACCGCATCAAAAGGAAGTGGAGTTGGATTAGTAACTACAACAGGAACATCAACAAATATATCAGGTCTTGGAACAATTACTTCCAACTTTTATGAAACATCCAATTTTATTCAGGTTCCGGATTCTGTAATTGGAATAGAAAAAGTTTTTAAATTTGATGCTAGTTCTATCTCTAGAGGTATGTTTAGCATTAAATATCAACTATTCTTAAATGATTTATACTATTTCAATTCAATTGATTTATTACAATATTCGATGGTAAAAAGTTACCTTGAGGATATTGATTTTCTTTTGAGTACTGATAAGCAGATAAGATTTAATAAAAGACAGAATAGAATGTATCTCGATATTGACTGGGGATCTCAACAAGTTGGAACTTTCCTAATAATTGATTGTTACAGAATTTTAGATCCAAATACTTTTACTGACGTTTACAATGACAGTTTTTTAAAGAAATATCTAACTTCACTTATGAAAAAACAGTGGGGTCAGAACCTAATTAAATTCAGAGGAGTTAAATTACCGGGTGGAATTGAACTGAATGGTAGAGAACTTTATGAAGATGCTGAAAGAGAGTTGGAAGATATAAAACAAAGAATGGTACTTGAATATGAACTTCCACCTTACGATTTTATTGGATAATAATGGCACTAAATCCCTTTTTTCTTCAAGGTTCACCAAATGAGCAAAGACTTGTTCAGGAATTAATCAACGAGCAGTTGAGAATTTATGGTGTAGAAGTAATTTATATTCCTAGAAAATTTGTGAGAAGAGAAACTATACTTAGAGAGGTTTCTTCATCCAAATTCGATGATAATTTTGCACTAGAAGCATACATAAGCAATTATGAAGGATATAGTGGACAGGGAGATATTCTTACCAAGTTTGGAATGAGTTTGAAGGATGATTTGAGTCTAATCATATCCAAGGAAAGATACGAAGACTTTATTGCACCTTTTCTTGAGGGTGATAACGATGAAGAAATTGTTTTATCTTCAAGACCCAGAGAAGGAGATTTAATATACTTCCCACTAGGTCAAAGACTATTTGAAGTTAAATTTGTAGAGCACGAGCAACCATTTTACCAGTTAGGTAAATTATATGTTTACGAACTAAAATGTGAACTATTCGAATATGGGGATGAAGTTATTGATACATCTATCGATGAAATTGATACTCAAATTGAAGATGAAGGATATATAACCACACTAAATTTGATTGGACTTGGAAGAACTGCTACTGCAACAGCAGGAATTGGAAGTGGTTATATTAGGCAGATAACATTGAATAATGATGGATATGGTTATACTTCTCCACCAGTAGTAAGCATATCCTCGGCACCTTTTGGGGGGACAAATGCAGTTGGAGAAGCAATTACAGAACTGAAATCCGGTATTTATTCAATTAAACAAATAGTATTAAAAAATGCCGGGGCAGGTTATACTTCTGCTCCAATCATTACAATTACGGGTAATGGAAGCGGAGCGGCAGCTACTTGTGGAATTGAAACCTCACAGTCTGGGGTCATATCTATAACTCTTACAGATAATGGTGTTGGGTATTCGACTGCACCTCTTGTGACTATTGTTGGAAGTGTTGGTTCCGGAGTAACTGCAACGGTAATATCGTCGGTCGTTGGTACTGCTCAGAGTGTATCTTCTATAAAAATTGCAAATACTGGAATAGGATACACTATTGCCCCTCAAGTTATCATTAATGGACCTCCAATTCTAACTGGAATTGGGACCTATCTCTTTAATGAAATTGTAACCGGATCTAGGTCTGGCACAACAGCAAGAGTTAAATCTTGGGATTTTGATACAAAAATTCTTAAGATTTCTTTTGTCAATAATGTAACACCTAATGGATTTTTCCCAGGAGAAACAATTGTGGGATCAATTTCTAGTGCTAGATATTCCGTAAACGATTATAATAATTGGAATCCTTACGATAAATATGGAGATAATTTGCAGATTCAGACTGAAGCAGAATCTATTTTAGATTTTTCAGAATCAAATCCATTTGGTTCTTATTGATACTATAAATATATAATACGATAATGATTGGATAATCGGGTATAGAAAATGCTAGGAACCTATTTTTATCACCAAATTATTAGAAAGACTGTTACTGCATTTGGAACTCTTTTTAATGACATTTATATTGAGCATAAAAATTCATCTGATGTAGGAATCAGTCAGATGAAGGTTCCTCTTGGATATGGACCGATGCAAAAGTTTCTGGCCAGAATTGAACAACAATCTGAATTGAACAAACCAATTCAGATTACTCTTCCCAGAATATCATTTGAAATGACTTCTATTCAGTATGATTCTACAAGAAAGGCAAATGTAACTCAAACATTCAAAACTTGTGGTAATGGTGATACTGTAAAGAAGGTTTATATGCCAGTTCCATATAATATTGGGTTTCAATTAAATATTATGACTAAGTTGCAAGATGATGCTCTGCAGATAGTAGAACAGATTCTTCCAAGTTTTCAACCATCATTCAATCTAACAGTAGATTTGGTAGATTCTATCGGAGAAAAAAGAGATATTCCCGTGGTTTTAGATAGTGTATCTTTTACCGATGATTATGAAGGAGATTATTCAACTCGGAGAACCCTAATATATACTTTAAATTTTACTGCTAAAACTTATCTGTTCGGACCAATTTCTGATAGTACAGATGGTCTTATTCGTAAGGTTCAGGTTGATATGTATACGAGTACCGATACTACAACTGCTAAGAGAGAAATGAGATATACTCTTGTTCCAGACCCGATTGACGCAGGTCCGGATGATAATTTTGGATTTAATGAAACTTGGGAAACATATAGTGATGCTAGAACTTATAGTCCAACTCAACAAAGTGATATTTGATATATTATGAAAAATAATTATGAAGATTTGGATAAAGCTCTGAACATAGAAAGTAGTATTATTGAGGTAGAAAAGTCTATTACACCAATTGATATTATTCCTACACAGAATAATGATATAAAAAAAGATTATGAATATACAAGAGCAAATCTATATTCACTAATTGAGAAAGGTCAGGAAGCCATTAATGGAATTATGGAACTTGCCGGTGATGGTGGAAGTCCAAGAGCATACGAGGTGGCGGGGCAACTTATTAAGAGTGTGGCGGATACAACTGATAAATTAATAGATCTTCAGAAGAAATTGAAAGATGTTCAGGAGGATAATACTAAAATTGCCAATAATGTTACAAATAATGCCGTGTTCGTTGGATCTACTTCGGAGTTGTCAAAATTACTGAAGCAAGGTTTTCTAAATAATAAAGAATAATGTTTTCCTAAAGTGCCTAAATTAAAATCCCACCAGACGGTTGAAAGTATTGCGAAAAAGCATCGTCAGGATATTTCTTTTGTAAGAAATCAACTTAAGATGGGTATTGCTATTGAAAAGGAGCATACTAAAGATAAGGATCTTGCTGCTGATATTGCTCTTCAACATCTTGACGAGTTTCCAGATTATTACACTAAGTTGAAAAAGATGGAGTCTGATGCTAGAAAAGAGCATAAAAACTTTAAGGATGTGAAAGAGAGTCTTCGTGATTGGTTTGGTAAATCTGAATCAATCGGTAAAAAAAGAAAACCTGGTTGGGTTGAAGTAGTCTCCGGAGAACCTTGTGCCCGTGAAGAAGGCGAAGAGGATGAAACACCCAAGTGTGTTTCTTCAGATAAAAGAGCAAGTATGACTAAATCTGAAAGAATATCTGCTCAAAGAAGAAAAAGTGCCGCAGACCCAAATCAACCAGAAAAATCGGGTGCTGCTAAACCAACTTATGTTTCTACCGATAAACCAAAAAAGAAAATGAACGAAGAATCAGATGTTAAAGGTAAAGGAAGCGGCACAAAAGATGCTTGTTATACTAAAGTAAAGTCAAGATATTCTGTCTGGCCTTCAGCATATGCTTCCGGAGCACTTGTAAAATGCCGCAAGGTTGGTGCTGCTAATTGGGGAAATAAATCAGAATCAATAAATTTATCATCAAAAGATTCTATTTCAGAAGAAATGGGTATGAGATATTGCCCCAAATGTGAAAAAGATGAGACTAGAGATGTATGCAAATATGGTCCCAAGTACTGGGATATGTTTTCACTACCTTCCAGATTATCCCCA